TTCCAGGGCGCCGAACGCCTGTTCCGTGTCCGATGCTGCCGCCGCCGCGCCGCCGCCCAGCAGGGCCAGCGCGCCCAGGGCGCCCAGCGCCGGTCCCGCCAGTTTCCCGATGCCCTGTTCCAGTTTCCCGGCGGTCGACGCGGCATCCTTTAGGCCCTGTTGGCCCTTCGTCGCATCGGTCAGGACCTGGATAACCAGTTTCGGTCCCAGGGCGCCGCCCAGCATCAGCGTCGCCGCCTGCTACGGTCGGCGCGTTCCTGCAGCATTTCCAGGGCGGTCGCGATCGACGCGTCGTCCTGTTCCGCCCATACGGACGGCGGGATGCTGGTCGCCAGGGCCAGGTCGACCATCAGCCGTCCCCGACTCCCGGCAGGGTAGGGTCCACGCCCTCGGGCGCGGCGCCCTGGGCGCCCGGGATGGTCTGGACCGCCAGGGCTTCCGTTTCGCTGAACTGTTCCCAGGTCATCCCGTTGATATGCCCCTCCCGCCGGGCGGCGGACCAGGCGACGAACGTCGCCCAGGTCAGGGGCGCCGCCTGGGCGGCGGGCCAGCCGTGTTTCGCGGCGGTCCGGTCCCAGGCCAGTTGATCCGCGTTCAGCGCCTGGACCTCGATTTCGCGTCCGTCCGCCAGGTAGATACGGAAACGCGGGGTCGGCAGTCGATGGTCCGTCATCGATGGTCCGTTCCTTCCTGGGCGCTAGGCGCCCCGTACGCGGTCCAGGTCGTCCTGGATCGCTTCCGCCAGGTCCTGGCGGTAGTCGTCGCCCTGGTCGTCCAGGGTCGGGCGGGCGAATGGCTGCGCCTGCAGGTGACGCGGCGGCGACCCGTATTCCTGGACCGCGCCGTACAGCAGCCCGGTCCCAGCCCGCGCGAAATCGGGTCCGCTGTCGGGCTGGATCGACGCCGCCAGGACGCCCCGTCGACGGGGCGCGCGCGAGCGCATGCCCGCCGCCAGGGCGGACGCGGTCCGGGCGTTCAGCGGCGACTGGTCCGCGATGTCGGTCGCCGCCCGGCGCAGCGTTCGGGCCAGGCGGTCCGCGCCGACGATCCGGACGACCGGCGCCGTCATGCGGTCGCGGTCGCGGCGCCCTTCGCGGTCGCGCGCGCGCCGGTCGCCAGGGGCGTTACGGCGCCCAGGACCGGTTCCCCGACGATCGCCCATTCGAAATCGGACGTCATATTCGCGCCCGCTTCGTCGCCGCCGACCGACAGCGGGTCCACGATCAGCGTCCCGGACACTTCCTGCCCGGCGACCGTCGACGGGACGAACGTGAACGGGACTTCCTCGCCCTTATGGGTCCAGGAATAGTCCACGATCCCAGTCGTCGCGCCCAGGTCCTGGAAAAGCGATCCGGACAGGGCGGCGCTATACGTCCGGTCGCCCGGGACGCTGTCGCCGCATAGGACCTGGACCGGGTCGTCGGCATCGACGGACCAGTCCACGCGGGCGCCGATGACCTGGCAGGTAAAGTCGACCGGGGTCCCGGTTTCCCCGATGGTCAGCAGACCAGGACCCAGTTTTACGGTCGTCGCGGGCATGCTCGATCCTCCGTCAGTCGATGCAGGAATAGCGCAGGGCGGCGGCGCTGGACGACGGGCCATCCGTGCCCAGCGGGACCCGCCACGGTTCGACCTGTTCGATAGTCAGGGTCAGGCCCTGCAGCGCCTGTCCGACCTGTTCCAGCAGGGCGTCGCCCGCTTCCATCGATACCCGCGGATCGCCCGGCAGGACGACGTACACGTACCAGCGATGGGCGATGGCGCAGCCATTCAGCCAGGCCGACCCGCGCCACTCGGGCCAGGCCAGGCCGGGCGTCGGCGTGGCGGGGCGGTAGGCGCTGCCGTCGACCCCTGGGACGGACGACAGCGCCGCCGCCATCGCGGAACGCGTCACGGCCATTTACCCGAATACCAGGGTCCGCGTCGGACCTTCCAGGCGCGCGATTTCGGCGTCCCAGCGCCCCAGGTACACGCCGCCGTATTCGGCGTCGGTCCCCAGGATGCCCAGCGGGACGCCGCGGGCGGCGACGTGACGGGCGACCCGCCGGTACAGCGCCTGGACGATGTCCGGGCGCGGCGAACCGAACGGGTCGAACGTCAGCAGGTCGCCCTGGATCACGCTTTCCGCGTCGATGACCTGGCCCAGGGCAGCGTCGTCCAGGGTCGTCGCCGGGACCTGAATCCAGGCCCGGACGTCGTCCACGGTCGGCGGATACCAGGGGTCAGGCAGGGTCATCGGCGGCGACGTCCTGGGCGTCGTCGTCCTGGGCGCGGTCGGCGCCCGGTCCGCGCGGCTCCGGCAGCGGGCGCCCGTCGACCTCGCCCGATGACTTCGGCGCCTGGGCGTCCGGGTCGGTCGCGTCCGGCGCGTCAGGGACCTTCGGATCGGTCATCGTCAGGACGCCTTTTCCGACCGGGACCGCGCCTGGGCGGCGGCGCCCGTGATTTCCGAAACGGCGCCTGGGGCGACGTAGTTATGGGCGATGTAGCCGCCGTAGGCGACCTCGACGCCCAGCAGGGACGGTTCGACCGCGGTCAGCAGTCCGATGACTTCCTCGTAGACCTCGTAGGCGCCCGACCATCCGACGATCAGCGTTTGGGCCGGGAACGATGGGACGACGATCCGGGACACGCCGTACAGGTTCCCGGCGAACGACGACAGGGACGAATCGCCCGCGGACTGGGTCGCGGACTGGTTATCCAGCAGGGGTCCGACGACGCCCCACAGGTCCGTACTCATCCAGATACGGTCCGGCAGGCGCTTCGCGCTCGCGTAGACCTGGGCTGCCGCGGCGTACAGCGCCTCGGCGGTTTTCGTCAGGTCCAGCGGCGGGATGACCGGAACGCCCGCGTTCACGCCGCCCGCGCCCGCCTGGAACGCGGTAGCGGCAGCCGCTTCGGTCACGATCGCGTACTGGTCCGCCAGGTCGCGGACCAGGATGTCCCAGGCTGCCGGGCTGGTCCAGTCGATGTCCTGGCGGGACACGTCGACGGCGCCGCCGTACGTGCCCTTGGTGAACGGGATTTCCCCGATAACCATTTTCTGCGTCGGCAGTTCCGCCTTTTCCGCGGACTGCGGTCCGACCAGGGTGTGCTGGGTGATCGTCGGGCGCCCGAACGTCTTACCCGGGATGCCGCCCATCGGGCGACCGCCGCCGATCGACGTGATAAACGGGCGGGACGCGTCGATCAGGTTGATAACGGTCCCGACGATCAGGTGCGGCAGCAGGCCGGGCGTGTCGGCGGTCGTCTGATTCTGCAGGGCGTACTGGACGCGCGACTGCGCCTGCGGATCGGCGGGCTGGCGCTGCCCGTGGCGGTCCGACATCAGCCCGCGGGCTGCCATGTAATCGACGATGAACGCGCCGGGCGACTCGTACTGGGCGGCGCCAGCGCGGGCCAGGGCGGCGGCGCGATCCTGGGCGGGCGCCTGGCGGAACGGCGCGACGGCGCTTTCGTGATCCTCGCGCAGGGCTTCGAACTGTTCCAGCGGGTCGATCTGCGCGTCCAGGCGGGCGACCGTCTCGCGGGCGGCGGTCAGGTTCGCCAGTTCGGCGTCGACCAGGTCGCGCCCATCGGCGTCGACGCGGGCCAGCGTGTCATCGATGAACTGGAACTGCCGGGCGCGATCCTCGCGCAGGCGGACCAGGACGGGATTCGGCATCGGTCGGGAACCTCGATCAGCAGCAGCAGGACGACGGTCCCGGGTGCGATCGGGTGGACGGTCGGGTGGTGCCCCAGCAGGGGTCCGGCGCGACGTCCGGCGCGATTCGCGGCGCGGTCGCCGCGACCATACGCCCGAACCTGTACCCCTGTCTAGATATCAGCGATGGTCGGCAGCCCAGCGCCGCCAGGCGGCGACCCGCGGACGGTAGTCGACGCCCTCGCGCGGGCGCTCGGCGGTCCGTCCGTAGCGGACCTGGGCGTCCGCCAGCATCCGGTCGACCGCGTCGACCTGGGCGGTCCCGAATGCCGGGGTCGTCAGCAGCGACGTTTCCAGCAGGCGCGCTTCCAGCCGCGTTAGGCGGTCCATATGGTCGGGACCCAGGTCCGGGTCCCAGGCGTCCGCCGCGACCCGGGTCCATTCGGACCGGATGGGCTGATGCCCGACGCTGAACCAGCGCAGCATCCCTTCGTCCGCCAGGCGCCCCGCTTCCTGGGCTTCCGGACGCGTGTCCAGGCGCCAGTGACCGTATAGCCCATCCTTCCGGCTGTCCCAGGCGTCGCTGATGCCGACCGGCAGCGATCCGTCGTCGTGGAACATCAGCAGCGGCAGCCCTGCCGCCGCTTCCTGGATGGACTTATCGAACGCCCCTGGCGCGACCGATTCCAGGAACCAGCCGCGGTTCGTCCAGACCCCGTACGGGACCGCCAGGCCGGACAGCCCGGTATACAGGTCGCCCGCCCGGGTCGGTTCTAGGGTCGCCTCGTACAGGACGATTTCCGGCGCGCGCGTTCCAGTCATTCGATGCCCTCCGGGGTCGTGGCGACCGGCGACAGGATCGACGCGGGCGGGGCGATGCCCGCGCCCAGGCCCAGGTACTGCCATGCCTGTTCGGTCGTGAAAATGCCCGCCGCGATCGCTTCCGACAGGGTCGTAATCGTCGTCGCGAAATCGTCCCGCGTTAACTGCAGGCGATCGAACCGGACGGACTGCCCGGCGGGCAGCCAGCGGTCCGCCCAGGTCTGTTCCAGGTCGACCAGGACGCTTTCCAGGGACGTTCGCAGCAGGGCCACGTACAGCGGCGCGACGCTCTTATAGGTCAGGCCCTGCGCCTGCCCGTTCAGCCAGTACGCGTCCAGGTTAAAGGCGTTCGCGACGTCGATCAGCGACATCTGGCGCGCCTCGATCATCTGCGAATCTTCGGGCGACCAGCCCAGCGCCTGGACCGTCGTCCCGTACGGCAGGATCGCCGGTTCGCGGACCGGACCGCCGTACTTTTCCAGCCATTTCGCCTTCCCGTCGTCCGCCGCTTCCTGGGACAGGTCGGGATTCGGGGCGATGATGACGACGGACGGGACGCCCGACGACAGCAGCGACGCCCGTTCGTATTCCTCCTCTAGGGCCATCCGGTCGATCGTCCCGGCGTGCTGTTCGATGACCCCGATACCGCGCGACGGGTTAAACCGATCCGCCGACCGGCGGACGTGGACGACGTCGTCGTACGGCAGTTCCCGCCCGCCGACCCAGTATTTCGGGCGGGCGTCGCCAGGGGTCCAGGTGACGGACGTCCAGGACGCGGGCAGCCAGGAAACCGCCGCGGGCCAGCCCTCCGCGTTCCGGCGCGTAATCAGGGACAGGGCGTTCCCGTGCCATAGGTAGTCCTCGACCTGCAGGGCGACGAACCGCGATCGCGTGTCGGTCGGGTCGGGGCGATCCAGCAGGCGCGGGCGTTCCAGGACCTGGATACCCCGGAATGCGTCCATCGGACACTGTTTGATTAGGCCCGCGTATAACTGGGTCGCCCGGGTCACGGCAGGGACCCGCAGGGCGGACATCGCGTCGTACGGATTCAGCCCGCCGCCGGGCCAGTACGTGACCGATTCGCTGGGCCATACGACCCGGTTAAACGGCTGACTGGCGCCCGTGATCCAGGGCGCGCGGGCGGATGGCACGGGCGGACCATACGCCCGCGGACTGACCCCTGTCTAGATATCAGCGACGGCGGACGCGGCGGATCGGTCCGACGACCTCGCGCGGCAGCCCAGTCAGCGGATCGCGCCCGACCATGACGACGTCGACGGCGGGCAGGTCGCGCCAGGCCAGTTCGTCCTGGACCTTCCGGTGGACCTCGCGCAGGCGCTGTAGGTCGCGCGGCGTCAGGTCGTCCTGGATTTCCAGGATTTCCGCCAGGGCCACGTCCAGCGCCTGGAACTGCGGGTCCGTCAGGGACAGCGGGCGGCGGCGGCGGCGGACGGGCTGGGCCATCGCGCTAGGCGGACGCCCCGTCGACCGCGGCGACGTATTCCGCCAGGGCGTCCGAACTGACCAGGCGCCGCCGCCCGACCAGGGTCGACCGGATCGCCCCGTCGCGGACCAGGCGCCAGGCGGACGTCCGCCCGATCGACAGGGCGTCCGCGACGTCCTCGACTGACAGCATGTACGGTCCCGCCTGGCCCGCCGCGCGCAGGGCGGCGCCCGCGGCAGCCATTTCGCGGACCGATACGGACAGCAGGTCGACCAGGCCCGGTCCGCCCAGGGCCAGGACGCGCGGGTCCGCGACGACCGCCGCGGTCGCATCCGCGGACGCGGTCAGGTGATCGCCAGCGCGGACCAGGTCAGGGCGTCCCCCGGGCATGCGGGTTACAGCCCGGTTACGTCGATCCCGACGCGCTTCGCCTGCGCGCGGACGTTCCCCCATGAATGGCCGCGACGTCCCCCGTTCGCGGTCGTGGATACGACCAGGCGCTGCCCGCCGCGGTCGATCGCCAGGTGCCCGGACCCGGTCATCGACAGCGACGCGCCCGCCTGGACGGCGCGTCGGGCCAGGGCTTTCGTCCGGTCGTCGCGGATACCCCGGATCAGGCGCTGGGCGGCGGCGTCGGGCGTCGGGACCGGCGTCCGCGGTGCCAGCGTTTCGGGATGGGCGGCGACCAGGTCGGGCGTCGGCGGTTCGGGCGCCGGGCCGACCTCCGCGACGTCCAGGGTCGGATACTCCGGGACCGCTAGGACCTCGCGCGCCGATGCTAGGCGCATCCGCAGGCGCCAGCCG